TGCCAGGTTAGATGATTTTGAAACAGTTGCTAAAATAGATAAGTTAATTTTACTTACACAACAGGACTTCCAGAGACAAAGATTAGAAATTACAAACAAAGGTAATACAGCAGTATCTAAGGTTACTACAACAAGCACAACTAACACTAATAAAGAGGTAGAGTCAGCTCAAGATAAGCATCTCAAGGAGATGAGAATTAAACATAAAAAAGCTGAGGATGATGCAAGGGCAGCAGGTGCTACTGAATTTGAATTAGCTCAGCTCAAGATTAACCAATTGAAGGAGGAGAGGACAGAGATTGAAAACCTTAATCTTAAAAAGACTAAAATCTTTAAGAGTGAACTTGAGAGAGGTGCAGCAGTATCAGATATGACTGCTAAGATTGTTGAGGCAGAGAAAAAATTGGAGCAAGATAGACAACAGATAGCTGACCAAAATACTGTGGCTCGAATTAAAACTATGTTACTTGAGGAGCAAGATGCTGTTAAGAAACTTGAGCTACAAAAGACCTTGATTGAGGAAGAGAGAAAAATAAAAGTAGCAGATAAGAAATTGACAGATGAGCAAATTAAAGAGATTAATGCTCAGGCTGTTGTAGATACTAAGGCAGTGGCAGACCAAATTACTGCTATTGAGGTAGATAAGAATCAAAAGATTTTAGCAGCTGCTCAACTTGTAGCTGAGACTTCTTTATCTCGAGAACAATTTAATCTTGAGAGAGCTAAGTTAAACATTGAGCAACAAAAGGAGTCAACTAATACATTACTTGAGTTACAACTTGAGGCATTGAAAAAACAACAAGAGGCAGAACTTGCAGCAACAGATTTAACTCAGCAACAAAAAGAGGCAATTGAAGAAAAATACAGACAAGCCAAACAAATAGCTCAGGAGGAGCAGGCAAAGAAACTCAATGAGATTGAAGCTAAGCAAGTATCAGATGCTCTTGAATATACAACTATGGGAGTCCAAGCTACTCAACAACTTACTGAGTTATTCTTTGCTTTTAGAAAACGTAAATTAAAAGAGGGAACTAAGGAAGCTGAGAAGGCAGCAAAGCAAGAGTTTTTAATACAAAAGGGGTTTAACTTAGGTATGGCAGTCATTGATGGAGCTAAGGCCATCACATCAATTCTTGCTCAGTATCCTAAGTTTGATGGTGGTTTTGCTATGGCAGCAGCTCTTGCATCTGCAGGGATAGCATCTGCTGTGAACATTGGTAAGATAGCATCTGCTCAGTTCACAGGTGGAGGTGGAGCACCTACTGCTCCTGATATACCTACAGGTGGATTTGATACTCAGACATCAACAGGTGGAATGGCAACTCCATCAGTTAGCCTATTCGGTCAAGGCAATCAACTCAATAATGTAGGTGGAGAGGGAGCACAGCAAGGTCAGACTATCACAGTCAATGCTATAGTGAGTGAGACTGAGATGACTGATACACAGAACAAAATTAATAAGATACAAAAGAACGCAGAACTATGACAAGTTATCAAGCATTAATCAACAAGATAGAGGCATTCTATAACGCACATCTACAAGTAAAAAAAGTAGGCAGCGACTTCGCAGAGCAGATGCCTAACTTTGCCACAAAGGATGAGAAATATCCTATTGTGTTTATAGCACCTATCACAGCTATAGCAACTGAGAACACTAATACAATGAGCTTAGAGATAACCTGCCTTGACATTATCCAGAAGGATAGAGCTAATATCACTGTGATACTCTCAGACTGCCATCAAATATTAGTTGACTTAGTGAACTACTTTACTTTCAGTGATGACTATAGCTTTGATGTATTAGGACAACCTGCCATAGTTCCATTGAATAATCAGATACTTGACTATGCAGCAGGCTGGGTCATGACATTAGATGTTGATATGAGTAATTGGACAGATTGTCAAGTTCCTATTATAACAGAATCATAAGTTAATTACAATATAGGTATGGCTATCAATAGACAGAAAATATCTCAGATGACTCCGAAGGGGTCAGACCTTGATCCTACAGATTTATTTGAGGTAAGTGTTTTGAGTGGCTTTGGATACAACACATACTCTATCACAGGTCAGCAGATAATTTCTGCAGGCTCTTATGGACTGTACACTCAGACAGCATCAAGCACACCTGTTACAAACACAACAACTGAGACATCATTGCTTGATGGAGGTGTAGGTACATTAACTGTTCCGGCTAATGGATTTAAGGTAGGTGATAGCTTTCATGCTATACTCACAGGATATATCTCATCAGTGAATAACCATACATTACGTATAAGGATTAAGACTGATGGTATTGTCTTAGCTGATACAGGTGTAATAACTATGGCAGGAGCTACAGGCAGACATTGGAAGTTAGAAGTTTACTTCACTATCAGGACATTAGGTGCATCAGGTGTTGCATCAATAGCAACTGGAGGTACTTTCATGTACACAAAGAATGCCTCTACTAACTTTGAGGGCACTAACTTTAGCACTGAGACAACAACAGGTTTTGATACAACCATAAGCAACACATTATCAATCACAGCTCAGTGGGGTACTGCCAACGCTGGCGACTCTATATACTCGGAAATATTCACTTTAAATAAAACATATTAAAAATGGCAACAGATAATGAAATCTTAATAGCTAAGAAAGGAACTTTTGTACTTAATAACACAACAGAGAAAACAGTAGATGTCAATGCTATTGTAGTACTTGAGGATACTGTGTTTAATGTTATTAAGATAGCAGGTGTAGATGTTAAGTCAACTTATATTGCTGCACCGGCAACAGCTGTGAAAGCAGGTACTATCATCAGAGCTACAGCGGCTCAACAATTCAGTGGAGTTAAGTTAACATCTGGAAGTGCATTGCTAATACTTGCATAATGATTGGCTATGGTAACAGCGTTTTTTTACGCACAGCTTGGGAAGTAAGTGGAGGCGGAGGGCTCGACCCAGATGCACAAGCATTCATTACAGCGGCTGCAATAACAGACCCTACTCAACAAAGTGCTATTAATACTTTGGTAGTTGATTTGAAAGGTTATTCACTTTGGACAAAGTTTGATGCTTTACACCCTATGGTAGGAGGTACTGCTTCACAACATAAGTTTAATTTAAAAAATCCTTTAGATACTGATGCTGCATTTAGACTAACGTTTCATGGTGGAGTAACTCATTCAAGTAATGGTATTACATTTGCCACAAATGGATATGCAGATACAAAATGGTTACCAAGTGCAAACAGTACAACAAGCAATGTTAGTGCAGGTGCATATTCAAGAACTAATTTAACAGCTGATTATGCTTTATTTGGTTCTTTAGATTTGAGTTTTTCAGGTGTTTGTGTTTTTCCAAAGGCTTCAAGTGGTAATACTTTTTTCAGTGCAAACAACAACTTATCAGATGGCAACGCTAATTTTGTAACAGATACAAGGGGTTTATTTCACGTCAATAGAGATAGTTTAACCGTAACAAGGTTATTTAGAAATGGCAGTTCAATAAGAACAGCAACTCCTGGAGGTTCATCAACCCCAGCTTTTGCGCTTTATTATGGTGCGAGAAACTATGCAGGAACAACACAATCTTACTTTAACGGAAATTTAGCTTTTGCATTTTTAGGTGATACTTTAAATTTAACAGAAGCAGCTAACTTTTACACAGCAGTACAAGCCTTTCAAACAGCCTTATCAAGAAACGTATGAAACTAAATGAACTAACAGCAGAACAAAGAACAACTTATGTAGGGTTACTTACTGAGGTACAAAAGGATGAGATAGTAGGTCAGTTATATGCACCAGATAGCTACTTTAATCCTATACAAGATATTAATGATAACTGGATAATTTCAACAGAAGAGATGGAGCAGTGTGTTAATCCTGATTATCTTTGGGTAAAAGACCTTGACTTGATACCATACGAACCAAAACCAACCCCACCACCTTTTGAATAATGGCACGCTACGCAAATAATGGTATATTCAATGTCAAGTATCCTACAAGGAGAAAGATACAAGTGATATTACAAAGGTTAATATCAGAGTCAGGTGCTATTGATACGGGTGCATTATATGACTCAGTGCGTATCAATGCAAAAATACCTGCACTTGGTGAACTTGAGATACAGATTATTGCAATGTATTACTTTGGATTTTTGAATAATGGTGCAAATCTTTGGAATGGTGGAGTAATACCTCCTTATGAGTTTTGTGCTCAGTTAACTGAAAGGATGGATAGTTCTGGAATAACAACAGAAATCTATTCTCAATATACTGAGTGGATGACACAGCGTTATCCTATTTTGCAAGTGGCTCAGATACTTGGTGAAAAGAAATCTATTATCTACACATTTGAACCTATTGGAGGAGACTTTATTGGAAAATTAGATTTTACAGATTAAGCTCTTTTTTCATTGACAGCATATTAAAAGTAAGTACAAGAGGTAGGTCAGTTACTTGCTTAAACTTAGTCAAGTCCTCATTACAAAGAGAGTAGAGTAGTCTCTCCCATCCCCATTTCACAGCAGACTTTTGCTCAGCTTGTGCCTTAGACTCATCGGATGTCATTGGTTTATTATCATCCTCCTCATCTCCATCATCTTCATTAAAAAGTAAGTGATACTTATCCATAAAATCCTGTCTGAATGATAGGTACTCAGGTATGATACCATAGATGTCATTGATACAGTACTCATCAAACAAGTCATATCTCTCAAATGGATTAAACTCATAAGGCTCAAAGCTCAACTGACCCCACTCATTAGTGGTATGTTGCCTGTACATGATAGATGCTATATGACAAATATGCTTGATGTAGTCATTAGCAAAGAAATATTCTAAGTCAATGAACTCCCCACATGTCAGCTTAGATAGTGGCTTAAACTTCCACTGATCAATATCTCTCTTGTAGTTTTTAGATGGCTCAGAGTTAATGAATGTAATATCATTGAGCATATTACTAACCTCACTTACATCTAAGTCCTCAAGTTCATCTGAGCTCACTCCTGCAAGAGCTGAGAGTATCTCTATCTCTCTGGCAAATACCTCCTCAATAGAATATAACTCTCTTATCTCTTTGAACTGCAGGACATCAATCTCACTCCACGATTTCGGGAGCTTCATTTTTCTTGATTTCTTTGGACAGTTTTTGTCCTATCTCTACTAAGTAAGGAACTGCTAACTCTGACTTGAGTTCTCTTATCATTTTTGCCTTATGCTTGATATGAGTAGTGTCATAATGTTCTGCTTTGCTTAGGTCATCTCTCTTGAATAAGATACCTAACATCTCAGAGATGTATCCTTTATGCCTTGAGTTCATGACCTTCTCAATGTGCTTAGTGTCTCTCACTGATAGCTTGAACTCCTCACCTTCAAAGGCTGTGTACTTGTATCCATCAAGCTCAATAGTTGACTGTAGCTCTGGCTTACCTTTGATGTTGTTAAAATCCTTGACATAAGTTTTGAACTGTTCAATGGTGGTATGCTCAAAGTCATTCTCAGTAATACCAAACAACTCAAATACTTTAAGATGTTTCTCAATAGCATCTAAGTCCTGTTGTGCATGGATAGATGTGATATCCTCAAACTGTTGCACTGTTAACTCCTTCAATTGGTTGGGTACTTCTTTACCTAAAATTGTTACCATAATCTTGATTTTTATTTTTTGTTAAAGCCTTCAACTAAACGTCTTTGTCTGTCTTTAGTTCGTGCATCTTGCCAATGTATAGCCTCTTCAAGTTTTGTGATTGTAAGCGAATTTTCTCTACAAGGGAAAGCTTCATTTAAACTTTCAAAAAGACATTTAGTATATTTAAGAATATCTAATGCTTGTACTCCATTTACACCAACTTCATTGATTGGGTCTGATTGAATTTGAAAGCTAACTATTGGTGCTACTCCTTTTATATCTTCAACGTTTTCAAGTTTTATAAAAGTTGTTGGTAATTCTGGATAACATTCATCATTGTATTTTAACAATGCTTTTTCTACGTGTCTCATATAATATAATTTTAATTTTTAACAAATATAACACTATTTACAATATAGGTATGGATAGACCTGTCTATAAGATAACTATTGACCCTGAGTACTCTGATGGAGAGGACTTAGGTATTGAGATGATTGCCTTCACTGCCAAGCCTGCTATTAAGGTAAAGGGTATGGCATTTAATCAAGCTACTCCAATGACATTCAGTGATGATATTAAGATGCGTATTGTGGCACCTGCTATGATACCAATGTCAATCTATCGTAGAGATGAGGATGGCACTGAGTATGATGTGCTATTCACAGAGGAGGTCATTGAGTCTATTCATGCTAAGTTCATGCAGAACCTACAGAACAAAGATATCTTTAACTTAGAGCATGAGGCAGAGGAGAAAGTTCCTGCTTACATCCTTGAGGCTTGGATAGTTGAGAACCCTAAAAAGGATAAAGCATTCACTACCTATGGTATTGAAGTACCTAAGGGAACTCTAATGCTAACAAGTCAAGTAACTGATAAGGAGTACTATGATAGCCTTGTTGAGTCAGGTCAAGTAGGGTATTCTATTGAGGGATTCTTAGGACTTAAACTATCGGAATTATTAAAACTAAATACAATGAAGTTACCTGATGGAGAACATCTGATCGAGGATAAAATCTATGTCGTAAAAGATGGAGAAGTTATCGAGATTAAGGATGCACCTGCTGAAATGGCAGAAGAACAAATGGCAGAGGAGCCAGCTGTTGAGGAGGAAGCTGAGACTACAGTTGATGAGGCTGCTGAGGATGTACAAGAGGAGGAGGCAGATGCTGCCGCTGAGGATGTTGAGATGGCAGTTGATGTTACTACTGATGCTGAGGCTGTACTTGCAATAGTATCACCTGTGATTGAGGAGCAAGTTAATCAACTACTTGCTATCATAGCTGACCTTAAGAACCAAATGGAGGAGTACTTAGCTCCAAGAGATGAGGAGATTGAGGTTGAGGCTAAGAACCAAAAGATGAGCTCAAGAGAGCTATTTAAAGAATTTGTAAAATTTTCAAAAACCAAATAAAATGAACCGCAATTTAAAATTTAATTTAGAGGTTGAGACTAACGCATTATTGTGTGCCAACCCTGAGGAGTTCTACTCAAAAGCATATCTTCAATCAGAGGATATTGCATCTAACTTTCGCTCTTTACCGGGCATTAAGTCAAAGACAAAACTTGCTAATGTAACTTTTGGTAACATCTTACAAGCATCTACTTGTAACTTCTCTGCTCCTAATGATTCATTAGATGCAGTGGATATTGATGTATGTCCTTTGTCAGCTATGGCTCAGTTATGTCAGTTTGACTTAGAGCAATCATTCTTAGCATTGCAAATGGCAAAAGGATCTAATGGTGATTTTACTGTTGCATCTTTTATGTCATACTACTGGAATGAAATGGCAATGACTATCGGTCAAGATATCGAGTTGTTGAGATGGCAAGGTGATGTAACATCTGAAGATGATTTGTTATCACTTTGTAATGGTTATTTAGTAGGACTTTGTGGAGATGAGGCAGTGAATGGATTGTATGCAGGTGCTATTGATACAACAAATGTACTTGACCAATTGAGTGCTACGCTTGCTCTTGCTCCTTCAACTATTAGCAGAAGAAAAACAGAGTTAAGATTTTATGTATCTACTAATGTAGCTAATGCTTATGAGCTTGCTGCTGCACAAGGTAACACTTTGACTTATGTTACTACTCCATTAGGTTTAACATTCTTAGGGATCAATGTAGTTGTTTGTGAAGGTATGCCAGATAACACTATCTTGTTGACTTTGAGAAATAACCTTATCTATGCATTTGATGCAGAGGGTGATGACAAAGCATTGAAAGCTGTTAACTTATCTGATTCAGTTGCTGAGCCTTATTTGAGAACTCGAGCTAACATGAAAGTAGGATTCCATTATGTTAACCCTTCAGAGATTGTGTTGTATAACGTATGTTTTGACTAATCTCTCCCTTATATATAACGGGGGTAGAAATACCCCCTATTTTAAAACATTAAAAAACAACTAAAATGAGCTGTGCAACTTTAGAAACAATTTTAAAAAGCTGTGACAATAACTCAGGAGGTATCTATAAGTTCTATGTAAACCAACAAGATAACATCCAATCTATCTCTACAGATGAGACAGGAACTAATTGGATTGTTGATGGTATTACATTTATACCTACAGCTGACCCCTTCATTGAGTTAGAGTTCAGAAGAAACGTATCCTCATTTACAGAGGACTCTGCTATTGATTTAATTAATGGCTCAAGCTATGTAACTGCAACTATCAATTTGATGTTCCATAGAAGAGATCAAGAGAAATCAAAAGCTATTAAAGTATTAGGAGCAGGACAACAGTACTTAGCAGGTATTGTTGAGGATGCTAATGGTAAATATTGGTACTTCCCATTTTTGCAATTATCTGCAACAGGTGAAGGATCAGGAACTACAAGAGCAGATGGCTCTAAGTACAGTGTGACACTTGTAGCTGAGAATGAGTTTTTGGCTTATGAGGTTGATGCTACTATCATACCAAGTCTCCTTTAATCTTGCCATAGATTATAAACTAAGAGCCTCACTTCGGTGGGGCTTTTTTAATAATTATTTCTTTGAGATACAATATAGGTATGATATATCTTGAGAAGGATACTGTTAACACCTTTGTGTTGACACTTACAGAGGTTACAACAATCTCTAATCCTTACTATTTATTTGAATTTGAGGATGAGTTTGACACTACAGCTAACCCTATCTATTGGCAGGGAGTTGATAGTTCCTCATGGCCTTCAAGATATAACCTATTTACTATCGATGAGCCTACTGATATAGACTTTATTAAGGGACAATACAGATATAAAGTTTATGAGAGTCCTACTCCAACAGTTGATCCTACAGGATTGACTATGATAGAGGAGGGCCGCATGGTAGTGGCAGGGATACAAACTAATTCAATCTATGACTAATGGCATGGTATAACAGATTTATAGGCAGCAAGCCACAAGCAACAGAAGTAGTGGAGGGATATCAATCCTTCTCTACTCCATTTCAAAAGGTAGGAGGAGCTAACCTATCACTCCCTTATGTTAATGGCCGCTATCAGATAGCAGGATACATTCCATTTGGGCAGGATAACCTCTATCCAGAGTTACTTAATCAACTATATTACTCATCACCTTTGCATGGTGCTATCGTTGACTTTAAGACTAACTCAGCAACAGGTGGAGGATACACTATTGAGACTGAGAAAATGTCTCAAGAGGATAAACTCAAGTTATATACCTTTGAGAGAAAGCTCAAGTTAGGTAAAACTATCAGAGCCATAGCTCAACAGTTGATAGTTCACCATAGAGTGTACTTCAAACTATGCTACAATAAGAAAGGAGAGATATATAAAGTTGAGAACATTTCACCTGAGAGAGTTAGGATTTCAAGAGATAAAGAAACATACTTTATTTGTGAGGATTGGACAGCTCGCATTGATGTGAGAGAAATAAAAAAGTACCATCCTGCCAATACTGACCTTGAGCAACTATATTGCTATGAGTTAATGACCTTGGGCCAGGAGTGGTATCCTTTGCCTCAGTACACATCTGCTTTGAACTTTGCATTTTTGAGTGGCGAGCTATCATACTTCGCTAAGAGTAACATTCAAAACTCAATATTCCCATCCTTTGCTATGATGTTCCCTAAGAGACCACAGTCAGAGGAGGAGAAACACATGATCAAGCAGACCATTGATAGGTTGAAAGGAGCTGCTAATGCAGGTAAGGCTGTTGCATTCTTTGCTAATAATCAAGATCAGTTACCTAAGATTGAAAGCCTACCAACTAACAGCAATGATAAGTTGTTTCAAGAGGCATCAAGCCTTAACACTGAGCAGATATGCTTTGCTCACACAATAGATCCCATCCTTATGGGAGTTCGCACTCAAGGATCACTCGGCTCAGGCAGTGATATCAAGCAGGCTTATGTTGTATTTGAGAAGAATGTAGTCATGCCATTGAGGAGACAAGTTGAGGAGATAGTTAATGAGATAATGACCATTGCTAAGATACCGGGCAAGTTCTCAATTAACAACTTCCAGATAATTAATGAGACCATAATTGAGCTTGAAGGTGATACATCTAAGACATCAGATGCTTTGAACTCATTGAGTCCATTGGTAGCTACTAAGGTACTTGAGAAAATGACACCTAATGAGATAAGAGCTCTTGCTTCACTACCTCCAATTGAGGGAGGTGATGTTATACAAACAGAAACACCTGCAGCACCATGATATACTTTATAACAGAGACCTATTTAAAGACTAACACACCTATCACAGCCAATGTTGATGTAACAGATGTTACTCCATACATAGCAACACAGGCCCAGCTCAGAGTTATGCCTATCTTAGGCACTACGTTCTACAACTATCTACTCACTAAGTACAATGCTCAGACATTGACTAATGATGAGGAGGCACTTGTGGCATACATTCAACCTGTTATAGCTTGGAGGAGTGCAGAGGATGCTGTGTTTGGCTTGACATATCAACTTAAAAACAAAGGACTGCAGACTCAGTTTGGGGATTTCTCAAGTTCAGTAACTCGATCAGAGGTAGCCTTTGGGATGGAGCACTATGCACAAAAGGCTTCATTTTTTGAGACCAGGTTAACAAGATACTTGATAGCTAATAAGGACTTATATCCTGAGTTCACAGCAGAGGTGAATAGAGATACTGACCTAAGACCTATGATTGATGCATGTAATTGTAATTGTATAGGGCAGTGCCATAGTGGTTGTCCATGTGGAGGAATGAGAGAGAACGGATATAATAACAGCATATTGATTTTGTGATGGGATTTAATGAGATAGCATTTACAGTGATAACAATACTCATATCCGGCATAGGGTATTTTTTAAAGAGTTTACATAGTGACTTAAGAAGTGTTATGAAGGAACAAAAGGATATCATTGAGACTCAAGGAAGGCTCAAAGGCAAGATTGAACTTGTTGATAATGAGGCAAGGTTTAAATATGAAGCCATTGAGAAAATGACTCAACTTGAAATCAAGCACCTCGCTGAGCAGATAAGTGAGCTCACTCAATCAGTAAAGAAACTAATAGAAATAAATTTAAGATGACATTAACACAAAGATGGAATGCTCCGACTCCTAAGTTCTGGAAGAGAGTACAACAGGCAGCCATTACAGTGGGTGCAATAGCAGGAGTTATCCTTGCTGCACCTATTACACTACCTGCAGCGGTCATAACTGTGGCAGGATATGTGGCAACAGCAGGAACAGTAGCAGCAACACTATCACAATTAACAATAGAAACCAATGAAACTAACAACTAATTTTAACCTGTCTGAGTTTAACAAGCATGGATTTGTGATCTCAGATACAGTATTTCAAAACATCTTTGCACTTGCTAAGAATTTACAAGTGTTGAGAGATGAGGTAGGGAAGCCTATCAAAATCACAAGTGGATATAGATCACCTGAGCACAATGCTAAGGTAGGTGGAGTGAAATCATCTAAGCATATCACAGGTGAGGCAGCTGACTTTAAGATTGCCGGCATGACACCAAAAGAGGTGGCAGCTGTGATTGAGAAACTTATTGCAGCAGGTAAGATGGAAGAGGGTGGTATTGGTATCTATAGCACTTGGGTGCACTATGACCACAGGAATGTTAAAGCACGTTGGAGTAAATAATATATTATGGCAAAAAAAGTAGGCAGACCTAAGAAAGTACAGGTTAACATTGAAGGTGATAAGACAGATGTTATCATCAAAAC